CCCAACCAGGTCCGCCCCAACCAGGTCCGCCCCAACCAGGCCCGCCCCAACCAGGCCCGCCCCAACCAGGTCCGCCCCAATCCCCAACCAGGTCCGCCCGCAGAGGCTGTATCAGAGCGCCTAGAGGCCGAGGCCGCGGGCGCCCTGGACGGGCTGATGGAGCCGGTCAGGCGGCTGGTGGCCAGCGCAAAGAGCTACGGCGAGATAATAGGCGGCCTTTCGGCCTGCTACCCAGGGATGGACGGCAGGGAGTTCAACGAGATGCTGGGCGAGGCTCTTTTAGCCGCCAGCCTGTCCGGGTCTTATGAGGCTATGCCAAATGCCAGACATTGACGCCTACGCAGGCCTGGCCAGGACGCCCTTCAAGGAGGCCATAGACTTCCTGAAGGCCAAGGCGCCCATGCCGAGCGCGGCGTACACCGACCTGCTGCACACGATGCACGACAGGGCCTTTGTCATCGCGGGCGTCACCAAGGCCGAGCTGCTGTCTGACGTGCAGGAGTCGCTTGCGGAGGCGATGGAGGGCGGCATACCCTTTGAGCAGTGGCAGAGAGGCTTCAACAAGGCCATAGAGGGCCGCTGGCTGCCCACGGACAGGACGGGCGCGCCCAACTCCGGCTGGCGGGCGAAGGGGATATACGACACCAACATCCAGGCGGCCTACGCGGCAGGCCGCTATGAACAATTGCAGAGGCTCAGGAGGACGCACCCCTATTGGCGGTACCGGCACAGCGGCACCAGCAGGGTGCCGCGGCCTGAGCACCTGGCCTGGGACGGCCTGGTCCTAAAAGCGGACGACCCCTGGTGGGACACGCACTACCCGCCCAACGGCTATGGCTGCCACTGCTCTGTGGAGCCGGTGGACGAGATCGACATCAGGGAGATGGGCAAGGACGGCCCCGACAAAGCGCCGCCGTCGCCGATGAAAAAAGTGCGGCTGGGGGAGAGGGAGATACATGCCCCCGCAGACGTCGCCCCCGAATGGGCGTACGCCCCGGGCGCGGGCGGCAACCAGGGCCTCCTCCGCGCCCTGGCCCAGGGCCACCCGCCCCTGGCGGCGGAGGCGTGGGAGTCCATAAAAGAGGCCGCGCTCAAACATGAGGTTTTGGCGTTCCAGTCCATGGCGGCAAAGATACTCAAAGTGATAAAAGACAACCCCACGGGGAGCCCGCCCCCCTCAGCGATGCGCGGCCTGATGCACGGCAACGCCCGTGTGGTCGGCTTTTTGGACAGGGAGACCCTGGAAAAGGCCAGGGCGCTGGGGATGCCGCTCGCCAGCGCTGGCATCGAAGTCATAGACGTCGACATATTCCACGCCATGCGGGCCTTCCACCAGACAGGCGGCGTGGCGATAACAGACGCGGCATATTTGAACCTGCCCAAAACACTCGCTGACCCAAAAGCCGTCCTATTCAACAAGGCAACGCCAGCACTGGTATATGTTTTTGATGTCGGCAGCAAGAGCGAATATGGAATATTCGTTATAAAAGAGGGCGTATATAAAGCTGTAACGCGAAGCAAAAAGAAAACGCGTCAATTGAACAAGGTCAGATCCGCTTACCTAATAAGCAAAACCGAACTTAGGGATGCAAACATATACGAACACATCAAGGGCAACTTGTGATGTCCTGGATGGGATTCGAACCCACGACTTTTCTGGCCTTGCGGCTTTTTCCGGCACCCTACGGTCTTCAGGACACCACAGCGCCAACCACATTATCGGACCGCGGTCCCAAAAAGTAAAGGGGAAAACGATGCCCAAGCCAGACGACATATTGCCCCTGGAGATAGAGATCTACGACAGCGGCGCGGCTGAGGCTCTAAAGAGGCTCGGCTCGCTCGACAGGGTGGCCCTCATGGAGGCCGTGGGCGCGGACGTGGCCAAATGGGGCGCGGAGCGCATACGCAGCAGAAAGGGCGCAGCCCCTGACGGCCAGCCCTGGCAGTCGCTGGCGGCAAGCACCCTCGAAAAGAAGCGCAAGAAAGGCAAGGGGCACATGGGCACCCTGATGCAGCGCCCGCAGCTGCTGAACAGCATCGTCTTCCAGGACGCCGACGAGGACAGCGTCAGCATCGGCTCCAACATGGTGTATGCCCGTATACACCAGAAAGGCGGCTTTGCGGGGCGCGGCAAGAAGGTGGCGATACCCGCGAGGCCATACCTCGGCATATCGGCGCATGAGATGAAGCTGCTGAAGGAGAAGCTGGCCTTGTGGATAGGGAAGCTGGCCGCTGGCTGAAAAAACGCCGGTAAATGCGTTTTAAGGCCATTTTAAGACTTTTTGGCACTCTACCCCTGCCCAGAGGCATTCCTCTTTGTACAGGGCAGCCCAGAGGGCTTTATGCGGGCCTGGGAGGCATTGGGCGGAGGGGGTGGACACGCAGGTTGTTCAAGGGCGGACACGCAGATTGGGGCCGGTCGGCGTTGATCTTTCACGCTGCCAGGCAGCGTGAAAGGCTTACGCCGCTATGCCCCAATCCCATACATTTCATAAAACATTTTCCCAGCGGCCAGGGGGGGTGGGGGCGATGTTGTGTGCAAAGGAGGGAGCTTTGCACAACGGACATCCGCGAGCGAGCCATGCCAGCCGGCTGCCCGAAAGCGGCCTGGCGGAGTGGTACCAGCTTTTGCCTTCCGGCGTGTTCCAGGGCCGTGACGGGCGCGGGCCATACCTCCTGGAGGGGCCGGACGCGGAAGCCGTGGCCGAGGCCTTTGCCAGGCTGGGCTGCGACCTGCCGGTGGACTACGAGCACCAGAGCCTGGACGCCGCAAAGAAGTCCGGCCCCGTGCCTGCCGCTGGCTGGATAAAGGAAGTGGCCGCCACGCAGAGCGGCCTCTGGGGGCGCATAGAGTGGACAAAGCCCGCCCAAAACTGCCTGGAGGCGAAAGAGTACCGCTACATAAGCCCTGTCTTTGTCCACGACAAGGCCGGGAGGGTCAAAGCGCTCACGATGGCCGCGCTGACCAACACGCCAAACCTACATTTACAGGCGGCAGCCAGCCGCAAGGAGGGGCCTATGGCCGATGAGTTCCACGAGAAAGTGTGCGCCCTGCTGGACATCCCCGAGGAGTCCACGGACGCGGAGATAATAGACAGCCTGTGCAAGCTGAAGGCAGAGGCGGACAGCGAAGGGGAAGGAGATGGCACAGAGGATGCCGCTGGCGTGACGGTGGAGGTGGAAGTGGCGCAGATGCGCTCATCCCTCGGCCTCCCCAGGAACGCCTCCATGGCCGAAATATCCCAGGCATTGCAGTCAAGGCTCAACGCCGCGCCCGACCCAGCGAAGTATGTCCCCATCGACATGTACCTGTCCGCCAGCGGCCAGCTGTCCGCTTTGCGGCAGGCGCAGGCCAAGGGCCATGCCGAGGCGCTTGTCCAGGCCGCCATGTCCGCAGGCAAGATAGCCCCCGCGCAAAAAGAGTGGGCGGCGTCTTACGCGGCCAGCGACCCTGGCGCGTTTGAGGCATTTGTGTCCGCCGCGCCCGTGATAGTGGCGCCAGGCGCGGCAAAGCCCGCCGGCGCGGCCCCCGCAGGCGCATTGACGCCGGAGCAGAAGCACGTCGCGGCGGCCATGGGCATCGACCCTGCCCTCTACCTGAAAACCCTGCAGAGCCACAAGGAGGAACAATGGCAGCACTGACCAAAGACAGGAACACGCCCTCGCGCACAGCGGAGCTGTACCAGGACCCCGTGGCCGCTGGCGCGCGGATATACGCAGGCGCGATGGTGTGCCTGGACGCGCAGGGCTTCGCCGTGCCGGCTTCGGGCGCAACGGGCCTGACGGCCCGCGGCATGGCCTTGCGGGAGGCCGACAACAGGCAGGGCGGCAATGGCGCGGTCGCCGTTGACGTGCAGTCCGGCTGCTACGGGCTAAAGAGCGATGGCTCCATAGGGCGGCAGCACATAGGCAGGACAGCCTACTTTGTGGACGACCAGACGGTCTCAGCCACTGCCGACGGCAGGAGCGCGGCGGGGGCCATCAAAGACATCGAAGGGCAAGGGCATGACGCCATCGCCTGGGTAATCGTTGGATAGAACCCAAAAGACAAGGAGAAGCGGATGATAATAAACCAAGCAAACCTGGCCAACCTTTTCATAGGCTACAAAGCGGCCTTCCAGGGGGCGTTCGAGGGGGTCAGCCCGGACTGGCCCGCGCTGGCCACGGTCGTAAACTCCAGCACGAGGGACGAGAAGTACGCCTGGCTGGGCCAGTGGCCCCAGCTCAGGGAGTGGATCGGGGACAGGCAGGTCAAGAACCTCGAGACCCATGACTACAGCATAAAGAACCGCGACTTCGAGGTGACGGTCGCCGTAGGGCGCAACGACATCGAGGACGACATGCACGGCATATACGCGCCGATGATGGCGGAGATGGGCCGCGCCGCAGGGACGCACCCTGACGAGCTGGTTTTCGGCCTGCTCAAGGACGGCTTTGAAAAGGCCTGCTTCGACGGCCAGCCCTTCTTTGACCCCGACCACCCCGTGGGCGGCGGCACCGCCAGCAACGTGCAGCAGGGCGCAGGCTCGCCCTGGTTCCTGCTGAACACCACGCGGAGCCTCAAGCCGATCATCTACCAGGTGCGGAAGCCTTACAGCTTCGTGTCGCTGGTCAAAGAGGACGACCCCAACGTGTTTTTCAAAAAGCAGTACATCTACGGCGTCGACGGCCGCTCCAACGTAGGCTTCGGCCTGTGGCAGATGGCCTTCGCCAGCAAGCACGCGCTCAACAAAGAGAACTTTGTGGCGGCGCGGGAGGCCATGAGCAGGCTGCGGAGCAACGAGGGCCGCCCGCTGGGCATAAGGCCCAACCTGCTCGTGGTGGGGCCCGGCAACGAACAGGCCGCGGCGGAGCTGATAAAGGCCGAGCGCAACGCCGCCGGGGCCACCAACACGCTCCTGAACGCGGTCGACATCCTAGTCACGCCGTATCTGGACTGAGGGGGCGGGCATGACCAACAAAAAAGAGCCGACGGCAAACAAAAAGACCATACAGGCGCTGGAAATATCATCCAGGCCGGAGTCCTTTTACAGGGCGGGGCGGAGATGGACGCGCACGGCGTCGGTGGTGCCTGTGTCCGAGTTCAGCAAGGACGAAATAAAGGCCCTCAAGGCCGAGCCGAACCTGGCCGTAGTGGAAAAGACCATCGAGGCCAGCGAATGATGTACGCCACGGCAAAAGACCTGTCGGCCCGCTACGGCGACACCCTGGCGCAGATACTCGGCAACGAGCCCCCCGCCAAGAGCAAGCTGGTGGCCAGGGCCCTGGCCGATGCGAAAGCGGAGATAGACAGCCACCTCCAGGGGCGCTTCCTGCTGCCGCTGCCCTTTGTGCCGCCCATGATAGAACAGATAGCCTCCGACATAGCGATATACCGCCTGCTCGTCCTGCGGCCCACCCAGACCGTCGAGGACGCGCGGACGCGCTACGAGGACGCCGTAAAGCGGCTGGAGCAGATACGCAGGGGCCAGCTCGACCTGGGCCTGCCCCTCTCCGAAAGCCCCGCCGCCGTGGGCCACGTCCAGATAACGGGCGACGCGAGGCTCTTTGGCCGCAAAGACCTGAGGGGCGCATGACCCCGCTGGAGCTGGAGGGCGCCATCAAGGGCCTCGTGGAAAGCGAGTTCGGGGGCGAGCTCCCCGTGTCCGCTTTCCCTGACGACCTGGAAAGCTACAGGATGCTCGGCAGCGCCGAGATACTCCTCGGCTACCGGGGCGGGCCATTTGAGCCGCCCCAGCACGGCACCAAGGCGCAGATGCGCTCGGTGGCCTTTGAGCTGGTGGTCATGTCGCGCTCGATGTCAGGCCACGGCGGGGCCGTGGCCATACTCGACAGGCTGAGGCTGGCGCTGCAGGGCCGAAAGCTGCAGGGCGCGGCCTTCCCCATCCGCATAGTCGCCGACCGCTACCTGGGCAGGGCCGCGGGGCAGTGGTGGTACTCGCTGGAGATACTGGCCGCGGGCATACCCGCCTTCGCCAAGCCAGAGCCTGAAAGCCCGCCCCTGCGGCACATAACAGCAAGAGACGCAACGACCAACGAACCAATGGAGGTAAAAGCATGAAAACCAAGTACATATACACAGGCCCGCCATCGGGCATAAACATAGGCGGCGAGGATGTGCCCCTCAGCCCAGGGAAAGAGGTGGGGCTCCCCAGCTCAAACGCCTACGTCAAGGGGCTGACAGCCAGGGGGCACCTGAAGCCAACGCACAATGAAAAGCCAGAAAAGCAAGGCCAAGGCAGCCAAGAGCCAGCAGAGCCAAAGAAAGGGGTGAAAAAATGAGCATATCGCACCACGGGATCATCATCAAGGAGGCCCTGGCCGGCGAGGTGGGCACGGGCGGGGCGCCGATGGGCGTAGTCGGCCTAGTGGGCACCGCGCCCAATTTTTTGGCCAGTGCCAAACCAACTGGAAAACCGGCGCTGATCACAAGCGACAGGGGCGCGGCCTCGTTCGGCCCCGAACTCCCTGGCTACACCATACCGTCAGCCCTAAAGAGCGTCCTTCGATATGGCTCGGCAAGGATAGTGGTCATTGACGTGTTCGAGCCAGAGAGGCACTCCGAGAGCGTCGCAAACGAAGCCATAACGTTAGACGACAGGGGCGAGGCGGCCTTGGCCAACGTCGGCATAATAAGCGCAGAGCTTGCATACAACGGCAATGCGCTAGTGGAAGGCACGGACTACAGGCTGGACAGGGCATGGGGCATTATAAGCCGCATCAAAACGGGGGCATTGCCGCCCAAGGCATCATTGACAGCCACCTATGAATACGGCGACCCCTCAAAGGTCACTAACGCAGAGATCGTCGGCGCGATAGACGACGCCGGGCTAAGGACTGGCATTGAGGCGCTGGTCGACGCTGACTCCTTGTTCGGCTTTGCGCCGCGAAGGCTCATAGCCCCTGGCTATTGCACGGCCCAGAGCGTCCAGCAGGCCCTTATAGCCGTAGCGGACAAGCTGGGCGCCATAGCCTACCTGGACGTGCCTGTGGGCGCGAGCGTGCAGCAAGTCTTAGAAGGCAGGGGCGAAAACGGCGCGATAAACCTAGGGGCCAGCAGCCAGCGCGCAGTCTGGTGCTACCCCCACGTAAAGGTGCCTGACCCGCGCACGGAAGAGCACGTGCTCCAGCCCGCCAGCCAGCATGTCTGCGGGCTGGCCGTCTATGTCGAGGCGGCAAAGGGCTACCACCACTCCCCTTCCAACCACGAGTTATTGGGCGTAGTGGATATTGAGACGCCCGTACAGTGGTCCATAGACGACCCCAACTGCGAGGCCAACCTCTTAAACGACGCCGGCATCACGACCATAATAAGACCTTATGGCGCAGGCTATACGCTCTGGGGCAACAGGTCCGCGGCATGGCCGACAGAGCGCCACCCCGTGAGCTTTGTCGTTATCAGGGTAGTGGCGGACAGAGTGAGGGCAATGGTGCTGCAGCTGCTCAGGCCCTATATAGACCGCCCCCTGAACGCCGCGACCCTCAACAGCGCCAAGGCCAACGTGCAGGCGGCTCTGGATGTCGAGGTGCAGAGGGGCGCATTGACGGGGGCTTCATTCACATGGTCTCCGGAGGACAACCCGCACAGCGAGCTGGCTCTGGGGAACGCGGTGTTCGAGCTGTCGTTCATGGGCCCGCCGCCCTGGAACAAGGCCGAGGTCTCGCTGGTCATTGACACCAAGTGGTTAAAAGAAACGCAAAGGTAAAAGCAGCAGAGCTGCTGGCCTGCGCCGAACGGAGCGAGCCGCCGCTAGGCGGGGAGCGGAAGTGAGGACGCAGGATTCAAAAGGTAAAAGCAGCAGAGCTGCTGGCCTGCGCCGAACGGAGCGA